TTAGCCGCGAAGGAGGTATAAGCATATGACTAAAAAAGAAACAGGAACTACTGTTAAAACTTCCCGCGTGAGCGAAACTAGGGTTAATAATGAAAAACCTAAAGTTTGGGCTCCCCCATCTTCTCTGGATGCACCACCTGCGCCAGATGGTTTTAGACATAGGTGGATACGTGCTGAGACACAAGGCTTTGATGATTCAAAGAACATGTCCGGTAAAATAAGATCTGGTTGGGAATTGGTGAGAGCCGATGAATATCCAGGATCCGTGTATCCAACACATGACAAAGGCCAATATGCAGGAGTGATCGGGGTCGGTGGCCTATTGCTGGCTAGGATACCAGAAGAACTCGCAAAGTCACGTGAGGCTTACTTTAATCAAGTAAACAACGATCGTAATGAGGCTTTAGAAAACGATGTTTTGAAGGAACAGCACCCAAGCATGCCAATCAATCAAGAACGGCAGGCACGTGTAACCTTTGGTGGTACAAAGAAAGACTAATTTTTTAGTAATTCCTATCCACCGTAACAACAACTAACCTTTTAAGGAGGATAACAATATGGCTAATAAAGATGCCGCATTTGGTATGAGACCTGTAGGAACGTTGAGCGGTCAAAACAACATGATGACTAATGAGTACTTTATAGTAGACAACGAAGCGTCTTCTATGTACCAAGGTGACCCAGTAATTCAACAAGCTAGTAACACTGGCTTTATTGATATTGGTGCAACTGGTAGTGAAAGTAATCTTGGTGTGTTAAATGGTGTATTAATCGACTCACATCCTTCAACGAAAAAACCAACTTTCCAGAACTTTTATGAACAAACGAACATAACTTCTGGATCAATAAGAGCTTTTGTATACGATGATCCGTATATGAAGTTTGAAATACAAGGGGATACTGGAACAAATTCTGATGTTACAGATCGTCATGAAGTAGCTGACTATGTAAATATGGGAACTACAGTAGGTAATGGTATATCTGCTGCAGAACTTGATATGAGCGATTTAGCTGCAACTGATGGTTCGTTAAAAATCGTTGGATTTTCTACAGACCCTGAAAACAATGAACTTGGAGCTGCGCACATGAATTACATAGTAATTTTCAATGAGCATAACTTCAAAAAAGAACTATAATAGCAGGAGGATTATAATATGGCTATATCAAGACAACAGCTCGCTAAAGAGCTTGAGCCAGGTCTGAATGCATTATTTGGACTTGAGTACAAAAACTACGAGAATCAACACACGGAGATTTTCGACACTGAAACAAGTGACAGAGCTTTTGAAGAAGAAGTAATGTTAACTGGTTTCGCAAACGCGTCAGTTAAAGCTGAAGGTTCTGCAGTATCTTTCGATAGCGCAAACGAGTCTTTCACTTCACGTTACACTCACGAGACAATTGCTCTCGCTTTTTCTATCACAGAAGAAGCTATTGAGGATAACCTGTATGATAGTATCGCTAAACGTTATACGAAAGCACTAGCAAGATCTATGGCTAACACTAAGCAAATTAAAGCGGCGAGTGTATTAAACAATGCATTCAACTCTGATTTTGCTGGTGGTGACAGTAAAGAGCTTTGCGCGGATGACCACCCAACACAAGCGGGTACATTCAAGAATGAGCTTAGCACTTCAGCAGACCTTAACGAAACATCACTAGAGCAAGCAATGATTGACATTGCTGCTTTCACTGATGAGCGTGGTTTGAAAATTGCAGCAAGAGGAGTAAAAATGATTATTCCTTCTGAGCTACAATTTACAGCTGAGAGACTGATGAAAACAGCTAACCGTACTGGTACTGCTGATAATGACATCAATGCGATTGTATCTAAAGGTATGATCTCTGGTGGTTATGTAGTGAACAACTACCTAACTGACACTGATGCATTTTTCATCAAGACTGATGTTCCTAACGGATTAAAGATGTTCCAAAGAGCAGCTTTAAAAACTGCTATGGAAGGCGACTTCGATACAGGAAACGTTAGATACAAAGCGAGAGAAAGATACAGCTTCGGCTTCTCTGACCCTCGTGGAATCTTCGGATCTCCAGGCGCTTAATCACTAGATTAAGACTAAGATATTAAGGGGCCTTCGGGCCCCTTTTTATTTGCATAAACACATTTAAAAGCGTATAATTCACCCACTGCATAATTAAAATTAGTTAGTATAGACTCATGCAGTAGATTTTCTCAGGACTATATTAACGGAAAACGGAGACAAAATATGGGTAATACAACTTATTCGGGTCCTTTAAGATCTGAAAGCACAATTAAAACTGTCAGTAAAAATGCATCTACGGGAGCAATTACTGAAATTATGACTATGGGTGATGCACCTGTTGCACTAGCGGATGAGAACAAAACTCTTGATGCTGCAACACACAGTGGTAGAACACTTGTAGTTCCTGCACTAGCAGCTAATAGAACTATAACTTTACCGGCACCAGTTGCGGGTCAAAGCTATAAACTTATTTATGGTGGCGCAGCAGAAGAAGCAGAGAACCTAATTCTATTAACACCAGGAAATAGTAATTTCTTTTTAGGTGGTATCGTACATTTAGATTCTAATGCTGATAACGTATCTGTTTATTCTAACGGAAGCTCTAACTCCAGCTTAACTCTTACAGACTTTGGTGTGTTTGAGATTAACGTTGTAGCTAAAGATAGTACTAATTACTATATTTGGGGTTACCAAGAAGGTGCAGACGTACCTGCATTTGCAGATCAATAATAATTAACTCTGAGTAGGGGAGTAATGTCCCCTACTCTTTAGTAGGAGAAATAAAATGGCAGACGTAGTATTAAATCAAACACTTTTTGAAGGTGATAAAAAAATAGTTACACACTATCAAAACGTATCAGACAACTCTGGCGGTACAACTAAAATTGTTGATGTATCAGCATTGACAGCAAGAGGCGACGGTGCAACACCAGCAACAGTTACTTTAAACAAAATATGGTATAGCGTATCAATGACAGCAAAAGTAGATTCTGTTAAATTGATGTGGGATGCAGACACTGATGCAACTTTTCTAACAGTAGAGGGCGATGGTTATTTAGACTATAGCTCTATTGGTGGTATTAAAAATAATGAAGCTACCAATTTTACGGGTGATGTTGTAATTGTAATGCCTGCTTGTACTGCTAATGACAGTGCAACCATTACATGTGAGTGGCTTAAAAATTATTAATAGGAGTAGCATATGCCAAACACTACTTCAGGAACAGCAACGTTCGATAAAACTTTTTCTATTGAAGAAATAATAGAAGATGCTTACCAACGTGTTGGTGTAGATCAATTAACCGGCTATCAACTTAAATCAGCTAGACGTTCTATAAATATAATGTTTCAAGAATGGGCTAATAGAGGCTTGCATTATTGGGAACTAAAAGAAACTAATATTGATTTAATAGAAAACCAAGCTGAGTATCATTTTTTCAGAAGTGCCGCAGACGACACTGCTGACAGTAATCGCGCACAAGCAACAACAAATCAAATAGAATCTACTATATTTGGAATGGATGATGTTTTAGAAGCAACTTTTAGAACTAATAGAACGCAAAGTTCACAGCAAGACGTAGCTTTAACAAAAATAAGTAGGTCAGATTATTCTGCACTTGCTAACAAACTACAAGTAGGCACACCAGTGCAATACTATGTACAAAGATTTATAGATAGAGTTACCGTTACTGTTTATCCAGTACCTAATTCTTCAGCAGCAAGTTCTGATATGCATCTTTATTATGTAAAAAGAATTGATGACGTTGGTGATTATACGAATGCTGGAGACGTGCCATATCGTTTCGTGCCGTGCATGATATCAGGCTTAGCTTATTACTTAGCACAAAAATACAATCCTGAATTAGTGCAGCAAAATAAAATGTTGTACGAAGATGAATTAAATCGTGCAATAACAGAAGATGGTTCTTCAACTAGCACTTACATAACGCCAAGGACGTATTATAGCAATGTCTAAATATTCTATTGGTAAAAGAGCTAAAGCAATATCTGATCGAAGTGGTATGGCTTTTCCCTATAATGAAATGCTAAAAGAATGGAATGGTTCTTTAGTGCACAGATCTGAGTTTGAGGCTAAACATCCACAACTAGAACCAAATGCACATGCAGCTGATGCGCAATCTTTAAAAGATGCAAGGCCGGATAGAACAGAAAACCCAACACCTAATTTATTAAAAACCAATTCTTTTAAAACAGGCAGCTCAAGTAGTAGTGTTATTACAGTAACAGAAGAAGATCATGGTAGAGCTAGTAGTGATACCGTAAGATTTTATGGTGCTGATAGTTTTGATGGCATATCTGCTACAAACATAAATAAAACTGTAGGATACACTATAACCGTTGTTGATACTAATACCTATACATTCACAGTATCGACAGACACTGCAACAACTGGTAATATAACAGGAGGAGGTTTCCGCGCTTACGCTGGCCCGGCAACATTAGTAGCATGACAACATACGCAGAACTAACACAACAAATAATAGATTATACTGAAACCGATAGTAATGTTTTAACAACAACTATTCTTAATGATATTATAGAACATGCTGAGTCTAGAGTTTTTAGAAACGTAGATTTAGATATATTTAAAAAATATAAAACGGCCAATTTAACAATAGGTGACCCCTTTGTAGCTATGCCTGGAGCTACTCCACAACTTTTTGCTTTTATTAGATACATACAAATTTTTGATACTGATAATGTACGTATTACTTTAGAAAAAAAAGATACATCTTTTATTAATGAGTTTGTGCCAAACAGAACTACTACTGGAACACCAAAATACTATGCAAATTGGGACAATGACACAATATTACTTGCTCCAGCGCCCGATGCAACGTATACTGTTGAATTGGCGTATAATGCGCAACCAACAGGACTATCCTCAAGTAACACAAGCACTTGGGTTAGTAGTAATGCACCAGAAATGTTGCTTTATGCCTGCCTCGTAGAAGCTTTTAAATTTTTAAAAAACCCACAAATGGTGCAAATGTATGAACAGTATTATAAAGAGTCACTAACACCATTTGCTGGTGAACAAATGGGCCGAAGAAGAAGAGATGAATACATGGATGGAATACCGCGAATACCGGTGCCGTCTGGAAACCCTTAAGGAGAATATATATGGCTAATGTAATTAGTAATGTTTTTAAAGATCAGTTGTTAAAAGGCAACCACAATTTTCAATCAGGTGGCGACACTTATAAAATAGCTTTGTATACTTCATCTAGAACCGCAGCAGCAACAGACTCTGTATTTGATACAACTAACGAAGCAAGTGGCACTAACTATACTAGTGGTGGTAATACCTTAACTAATAATGGTGTAACTGGTGGATCGTCCGCTTCAACTGCTTTTATAGATTTTGCTGACACATCTTTTACTACAGCTACAATCACTGCAAAGTTTGCACTTATTTATCAATCAAGTGGTGGTGCAAATACTGCTAGTGCCAACGCTGTTTGTTGGTTAGATTTTGGCGGAGATTTTACAACTACTGCAGGAACTTTTACCATACAGTTTCCAGCAGCAGGAACGAGTACAGCAATTATAAGATTGGCATAAGGAGACTAGATGGCGTTAGTACTTAACGAAAGAGTCAAAGAGACCACAACCACAACCGGCACCGGTGCGTTATCCTTAGGTGGAGCACCAACTGGTTTTGAAACTTTTGCTGCAGGTATTGGTAATTCTAATACTACTTACTATGCAATTTTTCACGCAACTGCAGATGAGTTTGAAGTAGGTCTTGGCACCCTAGACGGTGACAGTTCTGATCTTACCCGTACGACTGTATATGCGAGCTCTAACAGTGATAGTGCCGTTAACTTTTCTTCTGGTACGAAAACAGTATTTTGTACTATGCCCGCGGCGCGGTCCGTATTCCTGGACGCAGACGGTGACGTTACCCTAGGCGCTAATTTAGACGTTGGTGGTAATCTAACGGTAACTGGTACAACAACCTTTAACGGTGGCACCCTAACTCTTGGTGATGCTAACACCGACAACATTGTTTTTGGTGGCGAGGTTGATTCTAATATTATTCCCGATGATGATAATACTTACGATTTAGGTAGCTCATCAAAAGAATGGAAAGACATTTATATTGATGGTGTAGCTTATGTAGATGCTATTAATTTTGCAGGCACTGCGATAAGTGCAACTGCTGCTGAACTAAACATTATGGACGGCGTTACGTCTACTGCTGCAGAACTTAATATTTTAGACGGAGTAACTTCAACCGCCGCAGAACTTAATATTTTAGACGGAGTAACTTCAACCGCCGCAGAGTTAAACATATTAGACGGTGTAACTTCAACCGCCGCAGAGTTAAACATATTAGACGGAGTTACGTCTACTGCTGCAGAATTAAATATACTTGATGGTGTTACTGCAAGTGCAACAGATATTAATCTTATTGATGGAATAACAAACGGAACAGTAATAGCAAGCAAAGCTATTATAACAGATTCAAATAAAGATATAACTGGTGGTAGAAATATTACTATTAGTGGTGAACTTGATGCAGGTTCTCTTGATGTAAGTGGTGATGCAGATATTGATGGCACGTTAGAAGCAGATGCAATAACAGTTAATGGCACTGCTTTAGCAAGTGTGATTGCTGGAACAACAGTTACATTAGCCTCTACAGTAACAGTTACCGATAGTACTGCTAACACAAACTTTCCGGTTGTATTTCACGATGAGTCAAATGCTTTATTAGATGACACTGGAGCATTAAGATATAATCCAAGCACTGGCGAATTACTTGTACCTAAACTAACTGTCGCTGGCACTACTACAACTGTAGACACCGTCACAATGAATGCATCTAATGCTATTATATTTGAAGGCGCTACTGCTGACGCACATGAAACTACCCTTACAATTATCGATCCCACTGGTGATAGAACAATTAATCTACCAAATGTTTCCGGTACAATACCGGTACTAGCGGCTGTAAGCACGACACAAATTACATCTACACCTGAAGAATTAAACATATTAGACGGTGTAACTTCAACTGCTGCAGAACTTAATATTTTAGACGGTGTTACATCAACCGCCGCAGAACTTAATATTTTAGACGGTGTTACATCAACCGCCGCAGAACTTAATATTTTAGACGGTGTTACATCAACCGCAGCAGAGCTTAATATTTTAGACGGTGTTACTTCTACCGCAGCAGAAATAAATGTATTAGATGGTATTACGGCAGTGGTTGGTGAGCTTAATGCATTAGATTTAGGCGCTACCGCAGTTGGTACAGCAATTGCTTCTAAAGCGGTTATTTTAGACGCAAACAAAGATTATACAGGTATTAGAAATTTAACAATTACTGGTGAATTAGACGGTGCCACCTTAGATATTTCTGGAAACGCAGATATAGATGGAACATTAGAAGCAGATGCTATTACAATTGGCGGTGTATCTACCGATACACTATATGCATCACCAGGATTCGCGGTTGCGATGGCAATCGCTCTATGATATAAGAAACTAGGAGAAAAATATGGCACAAGATTTTGAAAGTAACGGTAAAAGAATAACCAACTCAGCAACTACTATTTATACATCAAATAGTGATGATGCAATTGTGGGTTTAAGATTTGCTAACATTTTAACAACAACGGACACGTTAGATGTGTTTATTACGGACGCTGGTGACAGTGATACGGCTAGATATTTAATTAAAGGCGTTAGTGTTCCAGCTACTTCATCCATTGAATTAATTCAAGGTGCATCAAAAGTGATTGTACAAAATGGTGACGTAGTAAAAGCACAAAGCGGCACGGCCAACGGTTTTGATTGTTGGATAAGTGTAGTGGACGCAATTAGTACATAGGAGGAAATATGGCAGGAACTGAAGAAGTTGGTGGTCCTTTATTTATTGGTTCGGGTGGACCCGCTAGTGAAATAATACCTGAGCACGATTCTATTGTTGATGTTAATCAAATTGTCGGTCATGCAGTTCTTGCAGGGCCAATAACAATTAATGCAATTGTAACTATTGAAGGGGTAGTGGTGGTTTTATAATGGCTGGTGTACAAATAGACGGTGTAAATAATAAGATTGACTTTGATGACGATTTGGATACCTCCATCTCGGCTAATACCGATGATACTTTAGTAATAGAAGCTGGTGGTAACACTATGGCTACTATTACGGCAACTACTTTTACTATTAATGACGGCACTACAATCACAACTGCTGATAACACCGACACACTTACATTAACATCAACTGATGCTGATGGTAACCAAGGTCCAATTTTAAGACTAAACAGAGATTCAGGCTCTCCCGCAGATGGAGATGTTATCGGTGAAATTCATTTTAACGCAGATGATGATGCTGGTAATACAACATCATTCTTCTCTATGTCAGCAAACATAAGAGACGCTTCCAATGGTGATGAAGATGTACAAATGGTATTTAAAGGTTTTCGTGGTGGTAATAATGTAAATTATTTAGAATTTGATAGTGACCACGTTGTCTTTAATGAAGGCTCTGCAGACATAGACTTCCGAGTAGAGTCTAATGATAATACACATATGTTATTTGTTGATGGTGGTAATAATAAAGTTGGTATTGGTGAATCTGCAAACGCACCAATGGGAACATTACATATAAAATCAGCCGATAGTGGTGATACAGCTATTGATAGCAATAATGATGATTTAGTTGTCGAAAATGATAATCACGCAGGTATTACAATAGCAACGCCAAATGATAAAGCTGGGGGATTATATTTTTCTGATCCTAATGCAACAGCTTCAGGTAGACTTGTTTATGACCATAATTTGAACCATCTTGCATTTACTACTGCTAGTTCTGAACAAATGAGATTAAATTCTGATGGTATTTTAACTCTTAACGAAGATGCCCCTGATACAGGTGAAGGTGGAATAACTTTAAACCAAGGTGCAAGTGATGAAATGATTATGTCATTTAAATCTTCTGATATTGCACAAGGAATGACTTCAGTAAAACAAGCAGATACGTATGGTTTTATTGAAAAAAAATCTGGTGCAAACGGTGGTATTAAAATGGGTGGTTTAACTGATAATGCAGATGGTCACGCTTTTGAGGCTGTAGGTTTTCAAGCAAGTGAGAATACCGCAGAAGCTACAAGTGCTAGTTCCGCAGTTTGTGTTAATGGTTTTAAAAGAAATGGTAGCACTAATGCTGCAGAAGCATTACCTGCAGGTGGCAACGTATTTGGTATTAAAAATGCAGATGATATGCAATGTCTTTTTAAAGGTGACGGAGAAATACACACTAATACTGCTGGTACTAGCAATACAGGAAGTGTATCTACTTTTGATGGATATGATGATGCTCAATTAGTTCGTGCTTATGATTTATCTAAAGGGCACTATGCTAGGGGTTTAATTGATTCTCAATTTGATAAGTTTGTAAAATATAATATACAAGATTTAGTAGATGCTAATATTATTGGTACAGATGATGAGGGTAATGCTACATCTTTTGTCAATATTACTGGTTTGCAAAGATTACACAATGGTGCTATTTGGCAACAATATGAGAAGCATCAGAAACTAGCAGAAGCGGTATACGAGATGGCCAAAGAGACTTTGGGTGCAGATAAAGCAGATGCAATATTAAAAAAACATGATATAAAACTATTAAACTAGGAGGACTAAAACAATGGCAATAACAGCAAATATGACAACACACGACGGGAGCGCACATGTCAGTGCATACTGTAGAGTATCCTCAGCGTATGTCAAAAAAATGGGCAGTGATTGGAAGTTGGTTTATGATGTTCTAATCTATAAAGATAAAGCCACTCGTGATGATGAAGCAAAAGAGCAATCTATGCGAATCTCTAATCGTCATGTAGATCACTTTAAAATAGCTTATGACATTACTACATCAACTAATCCAGTAGCATTAGCTTATGCAGATTTAAAAACTAATAGCCAGTTATCGAACGTAGCCGATGTAACTGAATAAGGTTAACTAATGAGTGAAATAAGAGTCGATACTATATCAGAAAAGACCAGCGCCAATGGTGTAAGCATTGACGGTCTAACGATTAAGGATGGTAACATTGTTGGTGATATTACATTAACAGGAACAACTCCAACACTTACAATAGGTGATGGTGGAGCTGAAGATGCGTCGCTAATCTTTGATGGTAATGCACTAAACTTTTCTATGGGTCTTGATGATTCAACTGACCTATTAACTATTGGACTTGGCAATACTCTTGGTCAATATCCTGCAATAACAATAGATGAAAATACTAATGTCGTTATACCTGATAGTTCATTAACTGTAATAGGTTCAGGTAATTATGATTTACTTACGCTAACATCAACTGATGCTGATGCTAACAGTGGACCTAATTTAAGGTTATACAGAAACTCTAGTTCACCAGCAAATGATGATGTTACAGGTGTAATTCAATTTGAAGGTAGAAATAACAACTCACAAGATTTTATTTCATCAGAAATTAAATCAGTTACTAGTGATGTTGCAGATGGTTCAGAGGACGGCTATTTTGCTTTAAGTGTTATGAATGGTGGATCACTTGATTTGTTTCTCGGCATAACAGGAGCTGAAACTGTTATAAATGATACAAGTAAAGATCACGACTTCCGAGTAGAATCTAATTCTTATGCACATTGTTTATTTGTAGATGGTGGTAATGACAGAGTTGGTGTTGGTGAAAGCACTGACATTGGTGGATTATTTAGAATATCACTTGGTGATAGTGGTGTTACTGGTGTTGATGCAGGTGGACAAGGACTTGTAATTGAAGATAATGCTAGTGGAGGACTTACTATTGCTACGCCTAATGATGCAGAGGGTGGTATTAAATTTGCTGACCCTCAAGATAATGATGTAGGCAGAATAAATTATGACCATTCTACTGATGCAATGTTTTTTATGACTTCAGGTAATGAACAATTAAGAATAACTGCTGATGGTAAAATAGGTTTTAAAGAAAGTAGTCCTGAAGGTTCTGATGGTTCTTTAACTTTAAACCAAGCTGGTGGAGATACTCAGATTATAAGTATGAAATCTTCTGATGTTGCACATAGTATGACTAGTATTGCTGAAGCTGATACTTATGGTTTTTTTAAAAAATCTGATTCAAATGCCGGTGGTATACAAATGGTATCTATGAATGACAATGGTAATGTTGCTCTGCAAATATTAGGTATTTCTAACGGTGGTGAAGATACTGGTAAAGGCACAGGTGACCACGGTTGTGTAAGAATTGATGCTGCTTCTAGAAGTGGTACAAGTCTTGGTACGCAAGGTGCTAATACTAATATGGTTACTATTTGTAATAATAACACTGTTAGATTTATCTTTGATGCCGAGGGTGACTTTCACGCTGATAGTGGCAGTACTACTTTTGATGCTTACCAAGATGCTCAGTTAGTTAGAGCTTATGATTTATCACACGGTAAAGGTGTTATAGCTTCTAAGTTTGATAAATTTGTACAGTATAATGCAAGTGATTTAACTGATGCTGGCTTAGTAGGTAAAGTTAATAATGAATATAATGAAGATGGAACTAAAGCAAATCCACTTATTAATATGTCAGGTTTTATGCGTTTACATAATGGTGCTATTTGGCAACAGTATGAGAAACATCAAAAACTTGCTAGTGCTTTTTATAAACTAGCAGAAAAAACTATTGGTAAAGAAGAAGCTGATAAACTATTAACAGAGGAAGAGATACAACTCTTAAATTAATATGACCAGTGAAATAAAAGTAGATACTATATCAGAACAAACGTCAGCTAATGGGGTAACGATTGACGGTCTTACGATTAAAGACGGTAACATCATTGGTGATGTTGCGCTAGCTGGTACTACACCAACCTTTACTATTGGTGATGCCGGCGCGGAAGACGCAGCGTTGATCTTTGATGGTAATGCCCAAGATTTTTATGTGGCACTTGATGATTCGGCTGATGATTTAGTTATTGGTTTAGGTAACACTATTGGCACAACTCCTATCATGTCTTTTGATGAAAACAAAGATGTAGTTATTCATGATGGTGGCTTATCAATCACAACTGCTGATAACACCGACACACTTACATTAGTATCAACTGATACCGACTCAGCTATTGGACCAAATTTAAATCTTTATAGAAATGCTGGTAATGGTGCTGATGCAGATAATTTATCTACAATTGCTTTTGCTGGTAATGATGATGCTGGTAATGCTACAGATTATTTTAGAATAACTGCACAGATTGATGACGCAAGTAACGGTTCAGAAGATGTCTATGTTGATTTTAGAACTTTAGTAGCTGGTAGTGAAAGAAAAAGAATTAGTTTATTACAAGCTGAAACTGTATTTAATGAAGAATCAGCAGACCTAGACTTCCGAGTAGAATCTAATGGTAACACGCATCAATTATTTGTTGATGGTGGTAATGATAGAGTTTATGTTGGTGCTGGTTCAGGCTCTGGCGTTGGAAGTAATCGTTTTCAAGTGCAAAATGGTGGTGCTACAATTTCTAGTTTTGCCAATGATTCAGGGTCAAATCAATTACATTTTATTAAATCAAGAAATACAACAGTAGGTAGTCAAACTATTGTTGCTGATGGTGATTCGGTTGGTGGTATATTTTGGAAAGCTGATGATGGAGATGCAACTGACTATAACAATAATGTAGCAGGTATTGAAGGTGTTGTTGATGGTACGCCCGGAACGAATGATACTCCGGGAAGATTAGTTTTCTATACAACTAACGATGGTGAAAGAACTAATACTGAAAGATTAAGAATTGCAAGTACGGGTCAAACTACACTTACATCATCAATAAATGATGTTTTATTTTATGTAAAAAACACTCAAACAAGTGGTAATGTTTTTGGACAACAAATAAATTTTAGCTCTACTGTAAATGACACAGGTAGTTATTTCTTTAGATGTGTGGGCAATAATAATAGCACTGTTAGAGCTGTAATTTTTGCTAATGGTGATTTTGATAGTGCCACTAATAGTTATGGTGCAACTTCAGACGAAAGAATTAAACAAAACATAACTGATGCTAATTCTCAATGGGATGATATCAAAGCTTTAAAAGTTAGAAACTTTAAACTTAAAGACGAAGCTAGAACTGAAACAGGTGGTGGTCAAGCTGCAAAAACTTATTTAGGTTTAGTAGCACAAGAAACTGAAACAGTTAGTCCTGGATTAGTTAAATTGAGAGATCCAGAAAAAGCTGATATACTTTCTAGTTCTGAATTTGGTACACTTTACGAAGATGGTGATGACATACCAGAAGGTAAAGCTATTGGTGATATAAAAACAACTACAAATGAAAAAGTTAAGAGTGTTAGTTACTCTGTATTATACATGAAAGCTATCAAGGCTTTACAAGAAGCTATGACAAGAATAGAAACACTAGAAGCTGAAGTAACAGCACTAAAAGGATAAACTATGTTCGGTTTTCACCCATTTGGCACACACAGTATCGGTAACGCACAACCATTCGTGGATGTGCAGGCAACCACTAATGTGGTAACCGCAAGCCAAGGCACCGCGGTCCCGGAAATGGTGCCCGTGATTACTACTGCAGGCATAGTAACCTCTGCTATCCAAGTAGCTGGATCAGAATACT